AGTGTCACCCGCGCCTGGTGACGTTGTTTCGCCGTGCTTTTGGTGACAAGTTCCCAATCTATGGCACGCGCAAAGTCCAGGCCGACATGCTGCCGTGGGTGAGCTGGGCAACCCCAGAAGCCAAGGTTCCGATCTTCAGCCTTGGCGAGCGCTACCGAAATAGCGCTGGGGAGTTCCCCCGGCAGCCCTTCCTTGTTCCGCTGGAAGAGTATCGCGAGAAGGCTCGCGACTACCTGGCTTCAATAGGCTCTGGCGTAAAGATAGGCATTTGCTGGCAAGGCGGTAGCCTGCCGACTCGCGCCGACAAACGCTCTATTCCGCTCCCGGCGTGGTTGCCGTTGCTGGAAGGTGTTGACGCTGAGTGGATATCGCTCCAATACGATCATGCCGAACACCCCGGCATGTGGGAGCCAATCATCCAGCAGTTTAACGCCGATAAGGGCGTCAACATCCACCACAGCACGCTATGGGCCAATGACTTGGACTTGTGTTATGGCGCGCTCATTCATGAACTGGATTACATCATTACGGTCAACACGTCACTGGTGCATGCTTGTGGCGCTATGGGCGTTAGATGCCTGTCTCTGACACCCAGAACTGCGGCTTGGCGCTATGGCCTGGAAGGCACGACCATGCCCTGGTATGGCGACCATGTTCAGCTTGAACGCCAGAAGGGCCGCGAGTGGGAGCAGGTCATCAAAGAGATTACGCCGCGCATCCGCAAGCAATTCAGTCAGAAGGTGGCGGCATGATTACCGAAGAGTATCGCCAGCAACTGGAGCAATTGCACGTTCAGCGTGATGACTTTGGGCGTAGCGGCAGTCAGTGGGCGCATGCCTGCGTCAATTTGTGTGCGGTTCTGGAAACAGATGACGTGCTGGATTATGGCTGCGGGAAGGCTGAACTGAACCTGAGCCTACCCTTTGACGTCAAATGCTATGACCCGGCCATCTACAAGTACAGAGATGCGCCGGAACCGGCTGATTTGGTCTTTTGCACAGATGTGCTTGAACACATCGAGCCAGAGCAGCTAGATGCGGTTATTGCGGATTTGGTGCGTGTTACCAGGCGGCTTGGCGTGTTTGCTATCCACATAGGCCCTGCCAAGAAAACGCTGCCAGACGGGCGCAATGCGCACCTGATTCAGCGGCCAGGCAAGTGGTGGAAGAACAAGCTTGAGCGCTCGTTTGATGTGCGCGATGAGCAAATGGTCAACCCAATGACCTACCTGATTACGGTGGAGCCAAAGGGTGATTAACGTTTATATCGGCTACGACTCTACGGAGAGTTTGGCTTACCACGTTCTCTGTCATTCGATTGCGGCGCGGTCGAGCATGCCGGTCACGTTTACGCCAATCCAGCGCAGCACACTGCTAGACCTGTATGCAAGGCCACGCGAAGACAACGAGTCAACAGACTTCAGTATGACACGCTTCCTGGCGCCATTCCTGGGTAGATACCAGGGCTGGGGCATTTATATGGACTGCGACATGTTGTGTCTGGCAGATATCGCTGAGTTGTGGAAGATGCGGGATTATCGCTATGCGGTGCAGTGCGTGCAGCACGACTACACGCCAAAGTCGATTATCAAGATGCGCGGCAACGAGCAGGCGGCATACCCGAAAAAGAACTGGTCGAGCCTGATGCTGATGAACTTTGCAAAATGCGTCAACCTGACGCCATCCAAGGTTTCTACGGCGTCAGGTGCCTATCTGCATCAGTTCAAGTGGGTTGACCATGAATGCGAGATTGGTGACTTGCCGGTTGAGTGGAATCACTTGGTTGGCGAGTATGAGTTACCAGAGAAGACACCCAAGATGTTGCACTGGACGCTGGGCGGGCCTTGGTGGCCAGAGTTTCAAGCAACGGAATATGCCAGGCAGTGGGTGGATGAGTATATGCGTATGAGTGATGAGAGTGGGGATTGATGAGACGACGCGATTATCAAAGGGCGCGCACTGAAGCTGAGAAGCAGGCACCTGTTGTGGTAAAGCCGCCTGCTGAAAAGCCCAAGGTTGTGCGCAAGAAACGCAGGGCTAAGAAATGAGCGACTTTGGCACCATGCGGTCACGTATCGCGCGAGAAATGAAGCGCGGTGAGTTGACTGCCGCGGGCGATGAGATTCGGGATGCGATCCTGTCTGCCATCAAGTACATGGAAAACAGACGTTTCACATGGAACGAATTTCTCGATACGACTGTGACCGCTGCTGCCAGTACGCCGTACATGAATTTCAGTGACTTTTCTGTGCGGCCCATCATTATTGACTCCATCAAGGTGCGGATCTCAAATCGCGATTACCCCCTTATACGCAAAGGGTGGAGTGAGCTTGAAGCGATTGATGCGGGACAGTGGAGCGGCTACCCGGACTGGTATGCGATTCACAGCCGCCGTATTCGCTTGTACCCGATTCCGCAGGGGAATTACCCCTTAGTGATGTCTGGCGTGCGCGACCTGACAGAAGTGAGTTTGAGCGCATCCAATTCGGCTACCAATGGCTGGATGACAGATGGTGAAGAACTGATCCGCATGACGGCAAAGGCAATGCTGTTCAGAGATGAATTGCGTGCGCCTGAGCTATCCGGGCAATTCATGATGGAGTCAGAGCGCGTCATGCGAGAGTTGCAGCGCGAGACTTCCGCACAAGTAGGCAGTGGCAGGGTTAGAGCAAGGTTTATGTGATGTTTGTACCCCTAGTCGGTTTCGCGCCTGACGCTGACCCTACTCAGCCGGGCGTCATTACAGACTGCGATTTGATTGTCCCCACGCTGCGCGGAATCAAGGCGCTGCCGGGCGATGTAAACGCAGGAGTAGCAACCGCGCCTAGCGCGGTTTCTGCTGTATATGCGTACAAGTTGGGTGATGGCACTAACCGCATTGTTGCTTCAACCGAAGGGTCGGCCAGCGCGGCCACGTCGCGCCTGTACGATGTTACGACATCGGGATGGGTAGACCGAAGTTCAGCCGCTGGTGATTACACGGCCACGGCTGCATCACGCTGGACATTTGCCAACTATGGGGATGATTTGTATGCGTCCCAGAAGGGTCACCAGTTACAGGTCAGTTCAGGCGCAGACTTTACCGCGGTAGCGGGGGCGCCAAAGGCGCTTTGCATCCTGTCTGTGCTGGATTTCATTGTTGCATTCAATACCGATGATGATGGTGCGACTTACGGCAACGACCCGAATCGTTGGTGGTGCAGTGCTGCTGGCGATCCAACCAGTTGGACCCCGGATGTAGCGACTCAGGCAACGACAGGCTTGTTGACTGACACCCCTGGCGCCATTACCGCGGCTGCAAAGGTTGGTAATCAGTTGGTGGCGTTCAAGGAGCGTAGCGCCTATCTAGGCACTTACATTGACGCGCCAGCCGTATGGGGCTGGACCTTGATACCCGGCGCAGGTCTGGGCGCATTTTCGCCGTATAGCGTGGTCAGCGTGCAGGGCGTGGGCGTCATGACCATTGGCATTGACAATATCTACATGTTTGACGGTTCCAGAGCCCAGCCATTGGGTTCCAACCGTGTGGCAGAATTTCTGTTTAGCGATCTGGATTACCAGAACGCTGACCGAATTGTGGGATATCACGACCAGGCCAAGAGCCTTGTCTACTGGTGGTATCCGAGCAAGCAATTGCCTGATGGCTCTTTGAGCCGCTACCTGGCTTACAACTATCGCTCTGACCGGTGGGGCTTTGGCCGGAAAATCACCAATTTTGTTTTTGACTACCTAGCCCCTGGCACCACATACGACAGTCTTGGTGATGTGACCAGCACTTATGACGACATTCCAAATGTGTCCTATGACGAGTGGTTGGCCACAGGTGGCACCTATCAGGCCGCCAAGGTGGATGTGAATGGCGTGATTTGCACGATAGATGGCACGTCTCAAGAGTCTTATTATGAGACAGGCTATCTGGGGCAGGACGGCGTTATCACAAACCTGAAGCGCGTCAGGCCGCGCTTTGCGGTTGCGCCTGATTCTGGCGACCAGCGTCACCTATATGTCGATCAGCTTGGTACTGCGGAAATAACCAGTGTGGCTGCCAGGCCTATGGTCGATGGCGCATTTGACCATGTTTTTTCAGCGCGCTGGCACAAGGCTCGGCATACCTATAACGGCAATATGGAAGTGCTTGGCCTGGATGTCGAGTCAAACCCGGAAAGTCTGGAATGAGCCAACGCGTACCATTGCAGCCGCCGTTGCCAGCCGATATGGATGCGGCCTTGCGTCAGGCGTTGTCTGATGCGTTCAGAACGCATGCCTTGCAGCTTAACTGGGCGACTGCTTACGACACAATCAATGTGAGTTCAGCGGAAACTGCCTTTGCTGACTTGGTGCTTGCGGACGCCAGTGGCGGCGGTTTTACCTTGACGCTGCCGGAGGCGGGCTTCTGGAATGACCGCGTGCTTAGGATCAAGAAGACAGACGCCACTGGGAATACAGTAACCGTGGCTACGGCAGGTTCCGAGACCATTGACGGGGCAGCGAGTGTAGCTATCAGCACGCAATATCATTGTCGTCAATTCATGTCAGACGGGCAGAATTGGCACATTGTTGGCGCCTACCCGTGAATATATTTCCAGTGCCGCCTAATGAGCTGCACAGTTGGTGGGATATGGTGCGTGATGACATTGTCGAATGCTCCCAACACGACAAGGAAAACGTCTGGCCCGAAGATGTCTATTCTGCGCTAAAATCGGGCTGGGCGGTGCTGTATGTGTGCACAGTTAATGGTGACTATCAGGGCATGATGGTGACCACCACGCACACAGACCAATGGGACCAATCGAACCGATGGCTACATGTTTGGTTCTTAAATGTACATGACCGCCCTGACGTAATTCTGGCGGGAAACAAGTATCTGGAAGGCGTGGCCCGACAATTGGGCTTCGACATGATTACCTTCCGCGCTGACAGAGAAGCCTTTGAGCGATGGGGTAAGCGCTTAGGCTTTGAAGTAGGAGAGATTGAATTGCGTAGGAGACTAGACTAATGGGTGGCAGTAGCACCAAGCAAGCCCCGCCACAGACCGCAACGCAAGTAACGCAATTACCTGCGTTCGTTCAGCCTACGGCGCAGCGTTATCTGGATCGCGCAGAAGCCTTGAGCCAAGCGCCTTTCCAGAGCTATCAAGGCACACGCATCTCCCCACTGAATTCAGTGCATAACTTTGCATTGGATCAGGCGCGGCAGCAATTCATGCCGCAGATGACCAGTGCTGCAACGCAGATGGGCAATTTCATGGGTGGCGCGTTCAATGAACCCGCTTACATCCATCCTTATCTTGGCCCAATGCTGCCAATGCAGTCGTACCAGGGTATCAGTCGGCCTTACCCTGTTGGGCCTGGTGGCAGCCCTGGTGGCGGCGGGAAAGGCGGACAGCAACCGTCTCCGCAATATCCTGTACAGCCGGGTTTCCCTAGCGGTCCGCCAGACCCAGTTACTGGCACGCCGATCGATCCGACTCAGCCGACTTTCCCTGAGATACCTGCACCGACAACGCCGGGTCCGACTGCTCCTGTTTCATCGACTGGTCCAGCTTCGCCCCTGCGACTAAACGGCATTGACGAATCACAGCTATTAGAGCCTGATGAGCGGGATGAATTCAATGATCTTGCAGGGCCTAGCGATGAATTCAATTTTTCTTTTGACGGGCCTGTAGACCAAGTTACCGGCCCCTTTGATGGGATGTTAGACAGCATAAGCCAAGCTGATGCAATGGCTTCTCCGCTTAGTCTCGCTTTGCCTGGCGCTGGCTACTTAGCTGGCAACCTTCTAGAAAATATGGGGATAGGCACCAAAGGAGCGTTTGGAGCTTCGCAAGACAGCTTTGAAGACACTCCAGCGCAGCTTGATTTTACCGACCCAGGCACGGCATTTACGGATCCGTTTGGAGCTTTTAGCGGTTTCCCTGGTGGTTATGGTCAAGATTACGGTTCGTCCGCTGACTATAGCTACGACACCGGCCTAAACGCCCCTTATTCGACATTTACTGGCGGCACGCAGGAAGACCAAAGCCTGTATACCCCAGCATTCCCAGACAATGTGCCGGTAGCTGCGTCATTCGATCAACTTGGAGCGCAAACTATGCCAGCGCCTGAACTGGCCGCAAAACCACCAGAGCCTGAGAAAGTTGAAGATATGGCTTATGGCCCAAGTCTCGGCTATGCGCCAAACAGCTTAACGTCATTTACAACCGCGCCAAAAGCGCCCACAACGACGCAAACCCAAACATATACACCGCCATCTACCGGAATGTTTAGTGAGTTTGGCCAGCAGGATCAAAAAACCCTGGCTGATTTGGTTGCGGGCGGTATTCCCGCGGAACACGCCGTGAGCTTGGCCAAAGCACGGGGGCTTTTGACCGGCGAACTCGATGCCACACTTGGCCCACCGTCAATGATGGGCATTATGGATGCGCTGCCGGGCGTGAGTTATTACGGGTCGAATACCAATCCAGGTGAAACCTTTGCGGACTTCAGTGGGTTTGGCGGATTGGGCGTAGACCAAAGCTTTTACGATCCCGTAGATCCAGACAGTTATGGCGATGATGGGTTTGGGTTTGACGCCACAGGAGGCTTTGAATTCTGATGGGTGGACAACAGCAACAGTACGGCGGGCAGGGCTTTAACCCAAGCGGGCCTGCGCCACAGGGGCCAACCGGTTACAACCAGGGGCAGCCATATTTTGGCGGCACGATGGGCGCTAACCCGTGGCTCGATAACACGTTCAACCGCGCCGCTGACAGTGTGGAAGGCCGCATGCGCGGCTCTACCCAGTTTCAGGGTCTAAGCAACAGCGGTGTGCAGCAGCAGTACAACCGCAACCTGAATGACCTGGCGACAGGCATCTATGGCGGCGCGTTCAACAACGAAGCAAACCGCAGGCTGCAAGCTGGCACGACTATTAGCCAGATGCAGCAAGCGCAACGCAATGCTGACCTTGACCGCATGTTTGCGGCTACGCAGCGCTTGCCGGATATGCTCAACAGCATCAGCCAGTACGGTCTGGGCATTGGTGACGTTTACCGCAACTTTGACCAGAGCCGCATCAATGACGCGATACAGCAGTTTGAAGCGGCGCGGAGTCATCCGTATCGCAATCTTGACTTGTTGGGTAATGCGGTGCGTGGCGCTGCCGGTGGCGGCAGCACGACAACGACCAACACATCTGGACAAACGTACTTTGAGCCTTCGCCATTCTCTTCGATTCTTGGCGGGGGCTTGTTGTTAAGCAGCTTGTTCTAAGGGGGCGACATGCGAATCAACAAAGACCTAATGCGCTCACTGGGGCTTGGCCTTCTGTCTGCACAGACGGGCCCATCGCGCACGCCTATCACTGGCTGGCAAACGTTTGGTAAGGGTTTGGCTTCTGGGTTTGATCTCTACAACAACAAAACAGCTCAAAGGCTTAAGGAATTGCAGGCGCTTGGTGAATTGCAAATGAAACACGCCGTGTCTAAGCAACTTGGCATCCCTGTTTCGCCTGCTTTAAGAGCGCTTGAAGCAAGTTTGTCAAAAAGGGTTGGGCTTTCAATTAGTGGTGATCAGCCTTTGCCGGTTAGTCCGGCGGGTCGTTCAGCGGAGCCTCCTGTACGCGGAGCGACTCTTGCCAGCAGCACGATGGCAACGCCAACTACACAGCCTACAAGTGCAATTAATGGATCGCCAATTAGCCCTACTCTTGATGCTTACAAGTCGGAAGTTAGAAGGAATGCCTTAGCTAAAATGGCCGGAATTCCGTATGTACCCCCAATAAAGCCTGAAACCACAACGCTTTACAATAAAGATTCAGGCAGGCCGATAACAGTTGCGCAGGCAGATGCGCAACAGCTAACAGATAGCGGCAAATGGCTAACTTTTAATGAAGCTGAGATTGCCAGGGAAGAGCAGGCCGACACGAAAAACGTCATCCTAACAAGCCGGCTCAAAGAAACCAGCGCTACGATGAAGGAGCATCGAGCGTCTGTTGGCGTGGCCCGGAACATGATTACGACTCTCAGCCAAATGGAAGCCCTTGCTGCTAAGGCGGATACTGGCCCCGGTCAACAGACAATCAATACCATCCGCGGCTTTGCGGACCTACTGGGCATTGATGTTGATGCCGAAAAGCTCGCCGCCGGTCAAGGCTTGCAAGCCTTTAGCAACCAACTTGCAATGTTCTTACGGAACCCGGATAGCGGTGGCGGGCTGCCGGGCAGCGCTTCTAATAAGGACTTGGATTTCCTTATCGCGGCGACCCCTGGGCTTCTAAAGGTGCCTGGAGCAAACCAGATTCTGTTCCGTTCCATGAAGGCTGTAGCACAGAGAAAGATCGACTTGGCCAAGCTTGCCGCAGAACTTCGCGCGGAAAATCCGAATGGAGTTTTGACAGCGAAGGCTAGAAAGAAAATTTTGGAGCTTGCGGACGCTGATTTATTCACACCCGAAGAGCGCGAACAGATAACTAGCGCAGAAGCGCTTGGTAACAAAAGCCGCAGAGAAGCGCCCCCTAAAGCCACTAACAACCAGGTTTACCAAGTCGATGGTGGCGGCACTATAGAAATAGTGAACGACTAATGTATACCTTCAAATACACAGCCCCTGACGGCACAAAAATCAAAGTTACTTTGCCAGAAAACGATCCAGAGCGTGCGGGCAAGCGAGGCTTGGCGTATTGGCGGGCAAACAAACAATACAATCCTGCCGGTCAGGAGAGTTTTGGTTCAGATGTCTTACTGGGCGCAGGCAAGGAGATGGAAGGTAGCTATCGCGGCCTTAAGCAGCTTTTTGATAGGCAGCCCTACACGTTCACACCCAAGGGTGATGGGACCTTCAGTCGAACATCCAGCGAAAATCAGCGCCTGATTGATGAGTCAAAGCGATTTGATGACAAGTACATCAATGACCGGCTTGGCGTTGCGGTAGGCGAAGCCTTGCCCTGGATGGCGGCGGGGGGCTTGACTGGAACCGTCAAAGGCGCTGCCGGAATGGGTGCACTTGAAGGGGCAGTCGATCCAATTGCTGGGCGGCATTCGCTGATGAACAAAGGCGGCTCTGCGCTAACTTCAGCCGCTCTAAGTGGCACTGGCGCCGGGATCGCCAAAGTTATGGGCTCGCTGTTTGCGCCTGCCGCAGAACGTGCGGGAGTAAGAGAGCATGCCGCCCTGATGGGCGAAATGCTTGATTGGAATCCAGTCCGCACAGGAGAGGCTTTCGCAAAAAACGTACCCTTTTTTGGTAGTTTTCTTGAAGGCAGCTACAAAGAAGGCATTGATAAATTCAACAAGCGCGTCTACTCAGATATAGCAAAAAGGGCGGGGGTTTCTAGCGACAATCTTCCTGGGGAAATCGGGAACGATGCTATTGGCGCTCTTGGTGAAAGAGTGGGCGCCAGATTCGATGAAGTCGTTGCAGACTATGTGGTAGGTAAAAAGGGCAAAATTGAATTCAGTACGGATTCAATGCAGCGCCTAGATGATCGTATTGTTTCTGGCTTAACAGCAAAAGAAGCCAAGCCTGTACGTGAGTCGATAAATGATGTCTTAGCGTCTATCACGAAAATGCCTAATTTTAACCTTCAGACGACCAACATGCGATTGAAGCTATCTGGCCCAGATTATCGCAAACTTGATATTGCACTGCGCAAAAAAGCGGACAAGCTGCAACCAGATAAGGCAGACATTAAAGCCGCTATAACCGAAATGAGAAAGGCCTTATTAGATGAACTACCTGGTGAGCTTAAGGCTGAATTAGGCCCGCTAAAAGGCGCATATGCCGACTATGTCAAGCTATCTGAAGCCGCAGGCCAAGCATTAGGCGAACGTGGTGTCATCACTCCAAAGCAGCTTTTGAGCAGATACAAAAGCCCGGCGGCAGGGCGCGGGAAGAGCCCGGCATTGGTAAAGATGCTTCAAGATGCGTATGAAGCACTGCCTGTATATACCACTTCCCCCAATATGTTATCGACAAACGCAGCCGCCCAAGAAGTAAGCAAGCTTCGTGGAATACTAAGCCTTTTCCCGGCCACTGTTGTTAACACGCCAGGCATCCGGCAGTTGGTTCGGAAGATGGCTACAAGAGATCCTGAAGGTTGGGGAAAACAGTTTCGTCAATATATGCGCAAGTATGGCGTTAGCGCTTCACCCGGCGCTGCCACACTCTACGATCCAGAAGGTGGACCGCCGCCGGTAGCCCCCGAAAAGGATACCAGCATACTTGACATGCTTAACCAAGAGTAAAAGACATGGCAGCCAATGAACCGCTCAACGAGCTATCAACGACTGACGCTTCCAACACGCCAGTCGGCACAGATGTTGTCGGCTCCACCCTGGACGATGAACTAAGGTCCATTAAGGCCAACATTGCCCGGTCAGCGCGCTGGGAGCAGACAGCCACTCAGAGCGTAGCCGTTACGCTTGCCGTGTCGGCGCTGCACAAGCTGTTTCCGGTCGAAGGTTCTGTGGGTGGCTCCACGACCATCACGCTGCCAGAAGTCGCGTCAGCGGGCGCTGGCTTCTCGGTGGCGTTCAAGAAGATCGACAACGTCAACGATGTCATCATTGACGGCAATGGTGCCGAGCAGATTGACGGCGCCGCCAGTCGCACAATGAAAGCGCAATACGAAGGCCTGGTGCTGGTCTGCAATGGCTCAAGCTGGGACGTTGCTGCGGACGGCGAGCGCCTGGTAGTGCCGAGCTTTACCGTTGATGGCGCGCTCAATACAGGCACGTTGTTTGTCAACGGCAACGAAGTCACCGGCCTGGAAGGCGTACCCACGCCAGCCAATCCAGGTGAAGACACCTACCTATTGGAAGCCAGTGGCGGCACATGGGCTTGGCAGAGCCCGGCCAATGTCAAAACCAATATGAGCTTTGGCGCGCTCGCAGACCTGAACACTGTCAATACCGCTCAAATTGATAACGACGCCGTCACCCTAGGCAAGCTCGAGCATGGCACTTCTGGTGACATCTTGTATTACGGCGCCGCTGGTGAGCCTTTCCGGCTGGCTAAAGGTACGGACGCGCAAATCCTGACGCTGGCCTCCGGTCTGCCAAGTTGGGCAGATGCAGCCGCTGGTGGGGGAGTGCCAACCGGCTCTGTCACGTCATATCTCGGCACGACCGCACCCACCGGCTGGTTGCTGCTGAATGGCGACACGCTAGGCAGCGCTTCATCTGGCGCCACGCAGGCAAGCGCTGACAACGAAGACCTGTTCACCCTGCTGTGGAACAACTTCGCGGACAGCGAAGCGGCGGTTAGCACTGGTCGCGGTGCGTCCGCTGCTGCTGACTGGTCGGCAAACAAGACTATCGTCATTCCTGACGCTACGGGCCGCACCATCTTCGGTAAGGAGTCCAGTTCGACCCGCATCACTACCGCTGAAACGGGCGTGGATGGAAGTCTCATGGGTGACAGTGGTGGCGTTGAGGCGCATGCCTTGGCGACTGCTGAAATGCCTGCGCATAGTCACGGTTACAACCAGCCAGCGGCATCGCCGGGCCATCAAGGTGGCGGGGTGAATAATCCCATGCCGTCTGGGGCATCAACCGGCAGCGCTGGTAGCACTCTCACCCACACCAACTTACCGCCAGCACTCATTCTTAGCTGGATCGTAAAGGTTTAAGAACGATGAACTACACCATCATTGACGTGCAAGAGCTTGACCAAGACGGCGTGCTGAGTGGGCTGCTGTTTACCCTGAAAGTGAGGCATCCAAAATTCGGCGGGCAATTGCTCAAACACGAGTGGAATGGGCATCCAGGCTTGAGCGTATCGGATTGGATGGCGCTGCCGAGTGAAGCGCGGCGCAATGCGTTGCCAAGCATCTTGACGCAGGCGCGCACAGACCATTGGGCCAAAATGGAAGCGCGTGCGTCAGGGCCGCCGCAGCCGAATGGCGACTACAGCGACGTTATTGGGCAAGAAGTCTAGCTGCTAACCCACCAGTGCGGCAGGCGCGGCTTGGGACCGCGCTTATAGGGTTGGTTGTCCGGTGCTGGCAGTTTCTGTGGCTGCGGGCATTTCCCAACGGGCGGCAAGGTGGAGATATCCTGAAGCGCGTCCTGCGGACAGAAAAACGACCAGCCGTCTCTAGTCTCTGGCGTCCACCAGTAATCCGGCTTCATTGCGTCGTGACCGAAGATCCAACCGCGAATGACCTGGCAAGTGCCAGTGCCGGTGACAAAAATGTACGGCACGTTGTAGTTGTCGAGATGCGGCTCTTTGACAATAAGCCGGTTGGCGTGCGAGCGAGAGTGTCTGACTTCGTAAGGTCCAATATCACCTGACGTGATGCTTTCCGAGTCTTTGGGCCACTTGAGATTGATGCCCTGGCTTAACAGGTAGGTTTGCACAACCTTTTCAGCAATTGCGCCGTCAATCCAGTGCTGCCATTGCTTCTCCGGGTCTTTGCGGTTGTTATCGTCACCGTCTCGCCCCCGCAGAATGTTAACGAGGCGCCGTCTGGCACCCCATGATCCAGCATCAAGAAAGTCCGCGTCGCTGATTTCGACGCGGACTCCTGGCCTCAATCCGAAGCCCATATGACGCTTCGTATGCGTTGCCTTGGCAGGTCGCCCTGCGGGTCATAGGTCCATACGCGCATGGTCTTTGTGCAGACCTTGACGTGCGCACTGCGCCTCAGACGGCGAGCCATTTCTTGCAGCATTGGCTGTGGCATGCCTTTGCTCTGCTCTATCTGGTTGGCCAGTTGCATGTCAGTCATGTCTGCCAGGTTCTTGATCTTCTTCATTAGTGCAAGCTCTGATTTTCGGATAAAGACGGGTCCACCAGCACTCCTTTCAGACCATGCTTTTCAAAAAGCAGCGGCATGAGATTGGTGACCAACTGGTTGATGTCACTCAGGAAAAGCTGACGCTCTTCGGGAGTGGCATCGTCAGGGAATTCGAAGTCCACCTGGTAAGAAATTCTCATATCTTCTTCACATGCCGCATGTCCCAGCGGTCCTTGCGGTTGACGGTAAACTCGCCGCCTTCGACAAACTTGCGCCGATAGTAGCCGCCGTCTGGTAGTTCGCCAGCATAAGCTTCGCCCAGAATATCACGCAATTCGGCCTTGGCTGCGTCCCGGTCAGATTCAAGTGATTTGATCGAGCGGCCAGCATCGACAATGCGCTGATGCAGCATCTGGCCGCGGTTGCCGAGCGCAATCACTTCGCCGCTCACATCCTGATTGGCGTTGTCCAGATACTCGCGCGTGCTGCTGTGCTTGTAGTCCAGCGACGGGCGCTCGTCGTGCTTAACGTGCGCCATGAACTTGCGCTCTTCAGAAATTAAATCCGCAATAGCTTGCTCGTCCCGTGGCACCGCGAACCATCTCAGGTCGGCACCACCAAGATAGACAACTAGAATCCCGCCCGGCCAGCCACCGCATAAGCAGTGGTGCTGAATCTGCCAGTACTCTACGGGCTTGATGTCGCTCGGCCCGCCGCCGCTGTCGCCGTAGCTTGCGGCTTGCCTCACGTTTCTGTTTTTGACTTCTACGATCCATCCTGCGTACTCCCCGGTCAAAACCAGCCCGTCAATGTGGCTGATAGCTTCGTAATGCTCATCCGTAAAGATATGGCTCTTCTGGCCAATCTCGTCGCTCATGTCGATGGTGTGGCCGGTCATCTCTGCCCAGGCTTCGCCCAATGGCGCTTCAAGCTGGTCGCCCATGAACGTGGCCATGTTGCCTTCGAATGTGTTTGGCAAGCGCTTGGTCATCTGCATCCACAGATCTACCGGCTGCCGGTAATCGTCTTCGCCCATGATGCAGCCTGCATCGCTTGAGCCTATGCGCCCTTCGCGGGCTTTCAGGTTTTCTTCACTGATTGTCATTTGTCCATCTTCCGCTTTGTGCCAGTCGCCAGGTTTCTGGCGTAATGAAAACTGGCCGGTAAGGTGTCTTCTTGGCTGAACGTCTCGCTCTGTGGTCACGCGCGCAAAGGGCGCGCCCGCAGTGAGATTTGCGGGCGTCCCGTATGTGGCTACCACAGTATTGGCAGCGCGCGGCCATTAGAAGGGGATTTCGTCGTCAAAGTCCGGCGTTTGCGGCGCGGCAGGCACGGCGTTTTCATCAAATGCCGCAGCCTGCTTCATGCCCGCAGCGATTTGCTGGCCTTCGACTGACGGCGCGGCCTGCTGCTGGCCGCCCAGCTTCGGCACGTTGACGCTGGAGTCCAGCATCTGCCACTCAGGCGAGTTGGTAATGGCTTCCTGCGTCTTCTCATGCAGCCGCTCAAACATGCCCATGTCTGGCTCATCAAAAGACCAGTAGATTGGTGCTTCGATACAAGGCGGCGGCTCTGGCATGCCACGCGGCATTGGCGATACGCTGCTGATGTCGGCGTACCCGTTGTCGTTGATGGTGATGTTCAAGAGCGCTACGCGCCCCAAGATGCTCTTCGGCTGAAAGGGCGGGTCCTGCGGGGTGTACGGACGACCACGCCATGCCTCAAGCATCAGGCGTAGGCGGCTCTTCTGGCCAAAGGTGGCCGTGAGAAACATGGACACATAATGTGGCCGCTCGCCGCCGTCGTTCACTTCAAAGCGCACCTGAATGCGCCGTTGCGGTTTGAACTCTGGGTTTCTGGGTTGGATGGTACCGCGGTCTATCCAATCGCGGCAGCGTGCAGGGTAAGTACCGGGCTCAATTTGGTCGCCAGCGCTGGAGATGTCAAAGGATGTCTTGACTGATTGCATTGTTTCAAATCTCGTTCTGTTGCTTGTGAGACTGTTCACAAGTGGGGCAAATGTTATAGACTGCGCCGCGCAAGTACAAGCACTTTCGGGATATCAAATATGACTACCAGCGAAGCCATAAAACACTTTGGCTCAAGCAAGGAGTTGGCGCGCGCCCTGGGCATTGATTGGAGCGCCGTCAGACATTGGGGCGCCTACCCGCCAGTTGGCAGGCAGGCGCAATTGCAAGTGATGACTGCGGGCAAATTGCGCGCAGAGCCGTTTGGGGGTCAACGGGATTAATTACGCAATTAATCCCGTTGAACGGTAGAGACACACCGGCTGGCATCACGCTGGCCGAATTCCGCGAGCTTCAGGCGGTGGGGTTAATTCACTCGGCGCCATGCGGCGACTGTGGCCGCATAGATGAGATTTGTGATCAATGTCTGGCTGACATTAGGGCCA